AGTGGTAAAAATGAAAACGTTATGGCTTCAATACAAACTGTTGATAGTTCTGGTAACGCAAGTACAAATCACATTACAATAACTTTTGATTATGTCGGTACAAATTCTGACGTTTCAGATGGTGACGCTGATATAAGATGTGTTATAATGGCTTGTAACCACCAAACTGCTGCTGGAGCTAGCGTAACATACTCATAGTAGTAATTCAAATTAAAAGGGTGGTTTCGGCCACCCTTAAACAACAAATTAAATAAATGTAAATGGGACAAAAGTTTTTAAGCGATATAAAAATTCAAGGTAAACATCACACAAACACTATTGCTAGTGATCCTTGTGATATATCTACTTGGCAAATTAATGAAAATGAGATTAGTGTTGCTTCTCAAGAAACAAACCCTGAAGCTATATTTTTTAAGTCTGACGGTACTAAAATGTATATTGCTGGTAGATCAGGAGATGATGTAAATGAATATGCTTTATCAACAGCTTGGGACATTACAACAGCTAGTCTTACTGATACATTAGATGGTTTAGAAACTTCACCTGCAAGCGAAGGTAATCCTTATGGTATGTATATATCGCCAGATGGTATATACTTTTATTTAGTTGGACATAGTACAGACCAAGTAATACAGTATACAATGAGTACTGCTTGGGATATTTCAACAGCTTCTTACACTAGAGAGCAAGCGCTTACAGTGTCAGGTGGTGGTACTTTTCACGATCCTATTGGTATAAACTTTAAGTCTGATGGAACTATGTTCTGGGTTGTTTCACAAAACTCTGACGCAATCCAACAATACACTCTTTCTACCGCTTGGGATGTTTCTACATTGTCTGTAGGAGATTCTAAGAGTTTAACCGGCGGTTTTTTTACCCTTATTCCTCTTGATGAAAGTGAAAATAACTACAGTCTTGGTAGTATAGAAGATATTTGGGTAAGTGAAGATGGTACTAAGGTTTGGATGCCAGACTCTTCATATGACACAATACATCAGTTAAAATTATCAACAGCTTTCGATATAACAACAGCTGTTTACGACGGTTGTACTATTAGAACTACATCACACCAAGGTGATAATGGTGGTTTATATGTAAATGAAACTGTTGGAAAAGCTTTTACTGTTGCACCTTCTGGTGATTGGGTTAGGTCTTACGATTTTGGTGGTATTGTTTTTGATAATGATAGTGAAGGCGGTATTGGCTTTAAAAAAGGCGTTGGTATTAAAGGAGACTTTAATAATTGGGGAATGTTTTACCAACACGGTAGAGCTCATCTAAACACTGCTGATGTTTATTCTACACTTTCTAGTTACGGCACATCTAACTTATCCCACAGTAATGGTGGTACTGTAAACCTCGTTGATGGCACAACTTATTCAGGTGTTGGAATGGTTGACGTGCTTACTAACGTTCGTTGGGGTAGAAATGCGTCTGATCAAAATCCATATACTAACGGTCTTGTTCACAATATAAATCTTGGTAGACCTAGAGAAGGTTCTATTGTAAATCTTAATATTGGTAGAAGACAATCTGGTAACACGGTCAGTGGAGATCATACTGGTATATATAACATTGTGTCAAAAGCACAAACATTTACTCACGACGGTTATTTAACTATTGGTCAAAAACTACAAGTTACTGGTAACGCAGATTTACAAGCTTTTGATTTAGGCGGTACAGTTATATTTAGCGATACGTTTACAGAAACTAACACAACAGCTTTAGAATCTCACACACCTGATACAGGTGCTGGTTGGACAAAAACTTTAGACACTGGTAGTACATCAACATGGAACGTTATAGGTGGTACAGGCGTTGCTCAAGTCGATGCTAGTGTTAGTAGTGCCGGTATGATATATCTGTGTGACACTTTGCCTACAGCTGTTGATTATGAAATTAAAGTTGATTTTCTTAGAAGAGATAGCAGTGATGATACATTTCATATAATATTTAAATATAAAGACGCAAATAACTTTTTTTATCTATCTTGGTCCGCAAGTTACAGCACTTACTGTAAAATAAGAAAAAACGAAGGTGGCACACATAGTGATATTGCTACTTTTGACTATGGAGTGTTTAACTCCACAGCTGACAATACAGCAACTTCATTAAAAGTTAGGTTTATTGATAACAAAATAATGGTTTGGGACATAGATAGTAATGGTTACCAAGCTTATAGAGGTTCTTTTGATGTAACTGATTTTACAAGCGATGGTGCTGGTGGTACGTTCCACAAGTTTGGTATGGGTATTGGAGCTATAGACGGTGGTAGTCATGACCAAACAAATACTTGGAAAATAGATAAGTTTGAAGTTAAACAATTAAGTTCAGCTGCTACATTAAAAACATCTACAAAACATTACATAGAAAACGGGTATTTTGGTATAGGAAAAACAAACCCAACTACACCGCTAGATGTTGCTGGAAACGTGTTTGTAGATGGTGGTAGTATAATTATAGACACTGATGCTGCTGGAGCGTCTCTTACTTGGAGAGAAAGTGATAGCTCTACATTAGCTGGGCAGCTAAGAGGTTACGGAAATAGAGGTGATATTTATTTGTATAGTGATGGAGTTAAAACAACAGAAATATCAGCGATAGGCGATTCTTTTATACCAAAATTACATATTGGTGGTACATCTGGAGCGAGTGATGGTGTTTTACAAACAACTGGTAATGTTAATATAGATGGTAATACCGATATATCAGGCTCGCTAGATGTTGGCGCTGTTAATGCTGATGGTAATATAGCTGTTGTTAAGAGTAGCGCTATGATGAGGGTAGAAGAAAGTGGTGGTGCTGACGTAAGAATGGTTGCTGGTGGATCAACTGGTTATATTGGTACTTATAGTAATGATACTTTACAAATACAACAAAACAGTGCTGCTGCAATAACTATAGACACTAGTAGAAACTCAACTTTTGCGGGTAGTATAACGCTTCCTAGCTCAAATACTTTAACAGGTTCTAGTGGTAAAGTTGCTTTTAGCGGTAGAGTATCAGGTTCAACACCAACAGGTACTACTGATTTTACTACAAAAGCTTATGTTGATCTTCAAATATCAAATTTAGTAGATTCATCTCCTGATACATTAAACACGTTAAACGAATTAGCTGCGGCATTAGGTGACGATGCAAACTTTAGCACAACTGTTACAAATAGTATAGCTACTAAACTACCTTTAGCTGGTGGTACTATGACTGGTGACATTGTAATGGGTAATAACGATATTACTGGTATAAAATATACAGAATACAATGGAGATGTAGATATTAGAACCAGTACTGGAGAATACGCTATATATGCCGCTGCAAACGGGCAAACCGCTTTGTACACTAACGGTGTAAAAAAGTTTGAAACAACAACTGTTGGTATAGATGTTACTGGTAAAGTTCAAGGTGATAGTTTAGTTATAGATGGTAATGCTGATATAAATGGCAATGCTGATATATCTGGTGTTTTAACACAAGGTGATCACATTGAAATAGGTTCCGGTAAAAGAATAAGGTGGGGAGCAGGTGATGCTTTGATACAAGAAGGTGTTGCTGAAAACTATGCTTTAGAGTTTCACACATATAACGGTAGCTCTATGACAGAAGCCATGAGGCTTAAAGGTGACAATACCGCTTTGTTCAACGGTCCCGTAATTATGTATGACACTGTAACAGTAGCTTCAGACTTAATACATAGTGGAGACACTGATACTAAAATATCTTTTGACACTGATAGAGTAAGAATATATGCTGGTAATAAAGTGCATTTTGATGCTCATGATAATGGAAATACTATTATATCTTCTAACAACAGTACGGCTCTTACCTTAGACAGTTCGCAAAACGCAACTTTTGCAAGTGATGTAAGTACAGGTGGAGTAATGAATGTTGTGGGTGGTGATTTAAAATTAGATCTAGGCCGTAACATAAGATTTGGAGGACAATTAGCTATTTTAAAAGAAAGCAACGGAGAGTTAAAATTTTATGGTGGTACAAACTCTACAGATGGTGGTTTTGAATTTTTTACTTGGGATGGTTCTGCTTATAATTCTTCTCTTACTTTAAAAAATGACAATAACGTAACTTTTTCGGGTGAATTATCTATACCAAGTAAAATTACTCACGTTGGAGATACTACCACTTGGGTTGGTTTTGATGATAGTGTTGATTCTTTTAGAGTGGTTACAAATGGTGCTGAAAGACTTCATGTTAACAATACTAGAACTAGAATATCTAATAATAATTTAGAAGTAAATGGAAATTTAGATTTAAACGGTACTGCTAATATAAGTAATACTTTAACATTAGAAGGAACTACAGATGAAATATTAGTTTTAAAATCTACTGATGATAGCGCAGTGTATCACTCATATTACAGAGGTTCTGATAGACATGCTTATGTAGGTTTTGGAAGTAGTAGTGATACATTTAACGTAATGAATGAAGAGTCAGGTGGTTCTATGACTTTAGGAACTGCTGGTACAACCGCGCTAACATTAAATTCATCACAAAATGCAACTTTTGCAGGTAGTGTTACTTGTACAACTTTAGTACCTAGTAGCCATATATATTTAGGTGCTACAAAACACTTATATTTTGATGGTGGTGGTGATACATACATGAAAGAAAACGCTGCCAATAATTTGCAGTTTGTAGTTGGTGGTAATGAAAAGTTTGTTTTAGGTAATTCACAAGCTACTATTAATTCACATTTAAAGTGGGGCGACAACTATCAAATACAACTTGGTACTGATGCCGACGTACAATGGTATCACACAGGTACTCATATGTACATGGATAACAAGACTGGTGATATGGTTTTCCGACAAAAAAATGAAGATAATGATATAGTTTTTCAAGGAAATGATGGTGGCGGTAATGATACATCAGTTAATATAACTGCGCTGACACTTGATATGTCTGAAGCTGGTAAAGCTACTTTTAATAGTTCTATTGTAACATCATCTAGCTCGGCTGTTATACAAACACCAAGAATTAGTATGGAAGCTGATGGTACTTTAGATTGGGGACAATCAAGAGACTATGGTACTTTGACTTGGGACACTGGTAAGATTATGATTAGAGCTCTAAGTGGAAATGCAATGGAGCTTCAAACAAACGGCTCTACAACTGCTTTAACTTTAGACACATCTCAAAACGCAACTTTTGCTGGTAATATAGATTTTTCTAACAACAAAGGTTTAACTTGGGCTGGTGAACACTCTGTTAGAGTTGAAAGTAATGTTTTAAAGTTAAATGCTTCTAGTGGTATAGAAGCACAAAATAGCGTAGAGATTGGTTATCAAACAAACACGTCTGGTACAACTGGTACTACATTTTTAGAACTTGATAATAATGTTGGTGGTGATTTATCGCAGCAACAAACGTTTATAGACTTTAAGTTTACCGATGCTAACACTAACTATACGCCACAAGTTCGTATAGGTGCTCAAGTTGGTCCTGACGCAGATGCTAATTCAATAGAAAAAGAAGGTGCTGGTTCATTTGTAGTATACACAGCACCTATTGGAAGCGACGCATCAGGTAATAGCTCAGGTTTAGCAGAAAGCATGAGAGTTAGTCACGATGGAGATGTTACAATAGCTGGTAGCGTAACGGCTAATGGAACTGTTCTTACTGGTTTTGACGGTAATTATAGCTCTTTGTCAGGTGCACCAACTACAATATCAGCTGCGCAATCAACTAAATTAGGCCATATATCAGTAACTTCTGCTATAGATTTAGATGAGGTGTCATCAAGCGTAGAAGGTTCTGTTCAATTAACAGGTGCTCAAACAATATCTGGTACAAAAACTTTTAGTGCTGCAACAGGATTTACAAACACGACAAACTCAACAAGTAAAACTACAGGTGCTATAAAGTTAAGTGGTGGTATGGGTATTGCTAAAACACTTAACGTTGGTGAAGATGTAGTTGCTTACGCATCGTCTGACAAAAGATATAAAGATAATTTACAAGTAATAACAAACCCTATTGATAAGGTAAAAAGTTTAAACGGTTATACTTTTACTTGGAACGATAAACACGAACAATTTAATGGTAACAATGATATTGGTGTGGTTGCTCAAGAAGTTGAAAAAGTATTTCCTGAAATAGTTGACACAAGAGACAATGGCTATAAAGCTGTTAAGTATGAAAAAATGGTTGCGTTGTTAATTGAAGCTGTTAAAGATCAACAAGAACAAATTGATAAATTAAAACAAAGATTAGATGGTTGTTCCTGCTAGTGGTAATTCGTTAAGTCTTTTAGGTATTAAAAGAGAAGTTGAAGATAACGACTACACTTCTACCGAAAACACGTATACTAATATTGGTTTAGGTGAATTAGCTATAAATACTGAAATAAATACTCTTGGTTTAAATGCTAATGAAGAACCAGATGACACAGCACCACACGCGATGTCAGAGTGGTATAGCTACGACCACGATGCTACTGCTCCTTTTGCTAATGCTAAGGCTGTTTCTAAAACAATATCTACAGGTAGTAGCAATGCAATTACATTTACTGACACTGACGATACGTTTAACTTTACTGAATCTAGCGCTTGGACAATATCGTTTTGGGTTAAGGCAGGTTGGAATAGTAGTTTAAATACGGTTATAAACTTTATTATTGGTCAAAAAACTAACGCAGATTATCAATTGACTGATATGATTAAAATACAATATAGAGAAGATAACAATAGAATAGAGTGTAGATACGGTAATAAAACAACATCAACTAATGCTTGGTATAAAAACGCAGCTTGGTTATTCCACTCAAACTCAGGTCAATATGCAGCTGGTTATGCGGCAGCTGGTTTAGGTACTACATATTGGAGTGCTAGCAATAGAGGTTACGTAAATAGTGATGATTACACAATGATTACTATTACAAAATCAACAACAAATAGTGCTGGTGCTATGACTTTATATTGGAACGCTAATGATGCAGGTGCAGCGCCTATACAAGCAAGCGTTGGTAGTGGCAGTCCAGCAATGAGTTCTACTAATGATAGACTTTGGAGTGTTGGTAGTAATGGTGTTCATGGATCTAGTAACGATCAGATAAAAGCTGGTAACGGCTCAGCAACGCTTTACAACGATCTTACAATATGGAATAAACAGCTTAGTGATAGTGAAGTAACCGAGTTATATAATAGTGGTTCCGTAATGAACGCAACATCACACAGTGCGTCACAAAATTTAGTAGGATATTGGACATGGGAAGGTAATGGTAATGCTACAAGATCAAACGATAACTTTACAATATCTGGTGGATCTGCAATAGTAAATAAATAAAATGAATTATTATATATTAACTGACGAAGTATTTGAAACAATAGAAAAAGAAAACGTACATTTTATGCGTAAAAGCATAGATGATACTGAAAGATTAGTTGCTACAACTGATCTAATAAATGATAGAGTTCGTAAATTTAACAACATAAACACTTGCTCTAGCTACACATTTACAAATCACGCTGATTGGGTTGGTGATGGCACAGGCGTCGAGGTTGAAGAATTAGAAGAAGGAGGGTATATCCCTATAATAGACGATTAGTGTAATTACTCGCTATTTTGTGTGATAGTATAAATAGATAAAAAACAATTAATTAACTTAAATAAAATAAAAATGGCAAAAAGAAAAACACCTAAGGTTGACTTAAAACCTAAAAATCTTACAGAAGATGAATTAAAATCACTGCAAGAGCTTGTTACTAAAATAGAAATGCTTCAAAGAGAAGCTGGAGTTTTAGAGCAAAGAAAACACGGAGTGCTACACGCTTTAACTACATTGCAAGAACAAGTTAACGAAATGCAAGCCGAACTTGAAAAAATATACGGAAAAGCTGATGTTGATGTAAGAACTGGAGAGCTTAAATACCATGAGGATAATGGACAAGCTAATTCGTAAAATTAGTATAGGTAAAGATTATAAAAACGATGCAATGCACTATGCAGTTGGTCAAGAGGTTTATGGTGGTCACACTATATGTAACATATTAGAAGAGACTGATAAATACTCAATTTATATTAAAAAAAATAAAGAGGTTATACCTTGGAAAGATTTTAATAAAAACATGGCTATATCTGTAGAGTATAATTTAGAGTACTAATGAGAAGTATCTACAATTTTGTTGTAGAACCTATTGGGAATAGATATAATAACGCAAAAAAACTAGGTGATAAAGAATTAATTCTAAACACAGATATATTCAATCACAAATTTATAAACAGAAAAGCTCGTGTTATATCTACCCCTATAATAGGTAACAACACAGGAATAAAAGTTGGTGATGAAATAATAGTTCATCATAATATATTTAGACGCTGGCATGATGTAAGAGGTAACGAAAGAAACAGTTCGAGCTGGATAAATGAAAATACTTATAGCATATACCACGATCAAATATACGCTGTTAAAACAGAAAACAGTTGGAAACCGTTAGATGGTTATATATTTTTACAACCATTAAAAGAAGATAATGAGTTTTCTACTGAAAAAGAAAAGTTTATAGGCAAAGTTGTTTATGGCAATGATGAATATAAAAAAGGAGATATACTTGGCTTTGCTAGAGTTGGCGCTAGATTTGAGTTTGTTATAGATGGTCAAAGGCTTTACAAAGTTAATTTAAATTTAATTACAATAAAATATGAATGTAAAGGAAACGAAGAGACGTATAATCCAAGCTGGGCACAGGGCAGTTGAAGAGTTGATTAAAGTAGCAAAAGAAGATATTGTTGATTCTGATGACGATATATCAGCTGATAGACTTAAAAATGCCGCAGCTACAAAAAAACTAGCTATATTTGACGCATTTGAGATACTTAACAGAATACAGGAAGAAGAAAACATACTTGAGGGGAAAGATACCGAAGAAAAAAAAGAGAGAGTATTTAAAGGCTTTGCAGAAGGAAGATCAAAATGAGTTACGAACAAACACTATACAAGATAGTAGAACCTATTAAGAACACTACAATAACTAGACTTAATAGAACTAAAAAATGGAAATATGGATATAATAAAGAGCACGATATTGTTGTTATATCAAAAAATGGTACTATTGGCCAAATCTACGAAATACAAGGTTTGCAAATTGCTTTACCAATGCAACCAAAAGATGTGTATGTGCATGAAAAAAGAAAGTGGCAACAAATAGCATATCCTAAAGAACTATCTAGATTAAAAAATATATTTGACTGGAGATCATACCCTGAAGAATCAAAAGAACAGTGGTTTGATTATATAGATGAAGAGTTTAAAAGAAGAGAAGAAGGTTTTTGGTTTTTAAACGGAAAAGAAGAAACATATATAACAGGTACACACTATATGTACTTACAATGGAGTAAAATAGATGTAGGAGCTCCAGACTTTAGAGAAGCTAATAGATTATTTTATATATTCTGGGAAGCTTGTAAGGCAGATAAAAGATGTTATGGTATGTGTTATCTTAAAAACAGACGATCTGGTTTTTCTTTTATGTCTTCGGCTGAAACAGTTAACCAAGCTACAATATCTAGTGATGCAAGGTTTGGTATATTATCAAAAACTGGAGCTGATGCTAAAAAAATGTTTACAGACAAGGTTGTACCAATATCGGTTAATTATCCGTTCTTTTTCAAACCGATTCAAGACGGTATGGATAGACCTAAGTCTGAACTTGCTTATAGGGTTCCTGCAAGTAAGTTCACGCGTAAAAAGATTACTACTAATGAGAAGCAGGAAGACTTGGTTGGACTTGATACTACTATTGACTGGAAAAATACAGGTGATAACAGTTATGACGGAGAAAAGCTTCAGCTGTTAGTACACGATGAAAGTGGTAAGTGGGAAAGACCAGACAACATATTAAACAATTGGCGAGTAACAAAAACCTGTTTAAGATTAGGTAGTAGAATTATTGGTAAGTGTATGATGGGGTCAACATCAAACGCGTTAGATAAAGGAGGTGATAACTTTAAAAAACTATACAATGCATCAGACGTTACTCAAAGAAATAGGAATGGACAAACAAAGTCTGGCTTGTATTCTCTCTTTATCCCAATGGAATGGAACTACGAAGGATTTATTGACGAATACGGACGTCCTGTATTTGATACGCCTAGTGATGATGTCCTCGCCCCAGACGGAGAGTTAATAGATATAGGAGTAATTGATCACTGGCAAAATGAAGCTGACGGTTTAAAAAACGATCAAGACGCATTAAACGAGTTTTATAGACAGTTTCCAAGAACAACTGAACATGCGTTTAGAGATGAAGCACAAAATAGTATATTTAATCTTATTAAAATATACGAACAAATAGACTACAACGAAGAAATGTCAAGAACACTAGGTATTTCAACAGGTAGTTTTCAGTGGGTTAATGGAGTAAAAGATACAAAAGTTATATTTTATCCAGACCCAAAAGGTAGGTTTAAAGTAAGTTGGGTGCCGCCAGTACATTTGCAAAATAATATTGTTATTAAAAACGGTATTAAATATCCTGGCAACGATCACATGGGTGCTTTTGGCTGTGATAGTTATGATATATCAGGAACTGTAGATGGTAAAGGATCGAAAGGAGCTTTACACGGATTAACAAAGTTCAGCATGGAAGACGCACCGCCAAGTCAGTTTTTTTTAGAATACATAGCAAGACCACAAACTGCTGAGATATTCTTTGAGGACGTTCTAATGGCTTTAATTTATTACGGGATGCCAATGCTAGCAGAGAATAATAAACCTCGTCTATTGTATCATTTAAGAAGGCGTGGTTACAGAGGTTTTAGCATGAATAGACCTGATAAACTTTGGAATAAGCTGTCAACAACTGAAAAAGAAATAGGTGGTATACCAAACACAAGTGAGGATATAAAACAAGCTCACGCTGCTGCAATTGAAATGTATATACAAGAAAAAGTTGGACAAACAAAAGAAGGTATTGGTAATATGTATTTTAACACAACTTTAAACGATTGGAGTAGATTTGATATTACAAAAAGAACAAAGTACGATGCTACGATTAGTAGTGGGTTAGCAATAATGGCTTGCAATAGACATTTGTATAGGCCAAACCCCGCAATGAAAAAAGCACCGATAAATATACAAATTGCTAAGTATAGCAATAAAGGAACAAATTCAAAAATAATTAAACAATAACATGGCAGATTCTCTACATAAAGAATTTCCTTCTCAAGTTGTTAGTGACTTAGAAAAAGTCTCTGACAAGTATGGGTTAAAAGTGGCTAGAGCTATTGAACTAGAGTGGTTTGATGGTCCTGCTTCTAACCGATATTCTCAAACACAGAGAAAGTTTCATAATCTTAGGTTATACGCGAGAGGTGAACAATCAATACAAAAATATAAAGATGAGTTATCTATAAACGGTGATTTGTCTTATTTAAATTTAGACTGGACACCAGTACCTATTATACCTAAGTTTGTAGATATAGTTGTAAATGGTATGGCAAATAGATCTTTTGATATTAAAGCTTATTCACAAGATCAATACGGTGTAGCTAAAAGAACTGACTACATGGAGGGTATATTAAAGGATATGAGAACAAAAGACTTTAATAAACAAGCAAAGCAGCAGTTTAATATGGATCTTTCTAAAAATGATCCTGATCAATTACCAGAAACTTTAGAAGAATTAAGACTTCACATGCAGTTAACTTACAAGCAAGAAGTTGAACTAGCAAACGAACAAGCTATAAATGTTTTATTAGAAGGTAGTAAATACGATTTGACTAGAAGAAGATGTTTAGAAGACTTAACAGTATTAGGTATAGGTTGTGTAAAAACTACTTTTGACTGGTCTGAAGGAGCTCAAGTACAATATGTTGATCCTGCTAATATAGTTTATTCTCATAGTGACTCACCATATTTTGAAGACATATATTATATAGGTGAAGTAAAATACATACCAATAAACGAACTTGTAAAAGAGTTTCCACAGTTAACAGAAGTTGATCTTGAAATGATAGACAAGAGATACACTAGAATGGCTGATAACAGAATGCAAAGTTATAATAGAGATAGAAATAAAGTATCTGTATTATATTTTAATTACAAGACATACATGAACAATGTATACAAAATTAAAAAGACTAGCACTGGTGGTGAAAGAGCTATTAAAAAAGATGATAGGTTTAATCCTCCTGCAGAAAAGCAAATTGATTTTACAAGATTAGAAAAAGCACAAGAAGTATTATTTGAAGGAGCAAAAATATTAGGAACAGATATTATGTTGAAGTGGCAAAAAGCTGACAACATGATGAGGGATAAAAGTAACTTTAACAAAGTTAAAATGAACTATTCATTAGTTGCTCCTAAAATGTATAGAGGTAAAATAGAGTCTGTTGTTAGTAGAATAACTGGTTTTGCTGATATGATACAGCTAACACATTTAAAAATACAACAGGTGTTATCTCGTATGGTACCTGATGGCGTTTATTTAGATATTGATGGTTTAGCAGAAGTTGATTTAGGTAACGGTACTAATTACAATCCACAAGAAGCGTTAAACATGTTTTTCCAAACTGGTTCTGTAATTGGTAGATCTTTCACTCAAGATGGTGATGGTAATCCTGGTAAAGTACCAATACAAGAAATATCAAATGGTGCTGGCGCAGGTGGTAAATTACAATCGCTTATAGGTAATTATAATTATTACTTGCAAATGATTAGAGATGTAACCGGTTTAAATGAGGCTAGAGATGCTTCAACACCAGATTCTAGATCATTAGTAGGTATACAAAAGCTAGCTGCTGCTAATTCAAATGTAGCAACTAGACATATATTAGATGCTAGTTTGTTTTTAACTGTTGAAGCTGCAGAGCAATTATCATTAAGAATATCTGACATTGTAGAGTATTCACCAACAAAAGATGCTTTTATACAAGCTATAGGTGCTCATAACGTTGCAACACTAGAAGAGTTAAAAGAACTTCATCTTTATGACTTTGGAATATTTATAAACTTACAACCAGACGAAGAAGAAAAACAAGTATTAGAAAATAATATACAAATGGCTTTGCAACAAAAATTAATAGACTTAGATGACGCTATTGATTTACGTGAAGTTAAAAACATAAAAATGGCTAATCAGCTTTTAAAAATACGTAGAAAAAAGAAAGCTGAAAAAGACCAACAAACTGCTGAAAGAAATATGCAGATGCAGTCACAAACAAATCAACAAGCTGCACAAGCTGCGTCACAAGCTAAGATGCAAGAAGAACAAG